AGGCGACAAGCGATGAAAGAATACGACCGCAAGCGCGCAAGGCTCAAGCGCTCAGGCGCAAGCGATCAAGCCACAAGGCACTTGACAAAAGACTCAGGATATGGGATAAATGATAACAATTAATAGAAAGGATACTTATGACAGATCAAACCGAGAAGAGAATACTGGACGAGAAGTGGAGAAGTGCGGAGGCCGAAACGCGGGCCGAGATGCTGAGCGCGCAGGTCCAGAAGCTGGAGGAGGAGAACAATCGACTGGACGAGAAGATCTTTCTTCTGGATCAGGAGAACAAGTTGAACGTTGCGGAGCGCGACGAGTGGCGCTCGAAGTACGAGCACACGCTGGCCAACAGTGTCATCGTCGAAGACTAGCTAACAGGGGCCTTCGGGCCCCATCCCCTCATACGATATTCGGTAATACCCGAGCAACCCCCAGCGGAGGCCATGGCACGTGGCCCGTGAACCTGGGTTCCGTCAAGGTAGGCGAAGGGCCCGCAGCGCGATTAAGTGTCAACGTAGCGCCGGGCCAGTTTAGAATGATTCTAACGCGCAAGCACTCAAGCTCACAAGCGCGCAAGCAATTGGGTCTCAAGCGAGCTAAAGGGCACAGGCGCAAGCGTGCAAGCGCTCAAGCCAGAGTCCGCAAGCTCCCGGACCATGGTCCCTGGAACAAGTATCACGGATCGGGGCTCGTGGGCCTGGACTAAGATAAATGTATCGGTTGGATGCTTGACATGGAAGGCTATTTGGTGCGGTGAGAGAGCTACTCGATTACTTTTCGTTACTTTTAACTCAACGGTAAAAAACCCAGTGTTCTTAGTGTATCCGACTAAGTCAGGAAAGCCAAAAGATGCCCAAGATTCAACGCGCGTCCATGTAATATTAGGTGTATTCTTCTTAACTTTTTGCCAGAGTTTTGACTCGGGTTTCATAGTAAACTATTGAACGAGAATAGCGCAACGATACTTCTCTCTTGACCCTACGATTTTGTTTTCTACAAGTGTAATTTCTCTTATATTAAATTCTTTTTGCATAGGATTACGGCCTTCTGGTAACACTAATATAACCTTGGCGTTCGCTCCAACTTCGGATGTAGCAAACTTAGTAAGCACCGTCAGTAGATTCTTAACATCATAATAGTTGTGTGCTGTCTTTAATTTTTTTTCTATTGAGCTTGCTTCTGTGTTCAACAGTTCATTAGTTTGTAACTCTGTAAGAGTCATATCGTCTTTATTTTTAGTAGCCATGTTATCTCCTTTTTCCTTGACCTCTGTATTGTTTAAAGTTTTTACGTTTATGTTTATTTTTAGGACGTGAACGTACGCTGTGTCCTATTGAGGTTCTCTTTTTAGGGCCAGCAGTGTGCTCCTGATATGATTTAGCTTTTCTCATCGACTAATGTATAATCTCCTTTTATTAATACTTCGTTCTCTTGGTATATTCTTTTCATCTTAGCTTCTAAGTCTTCAATAGACATATCTTCTAGCTTGCCTGTTCTAATTATTTTTTGTTCGATGTATAGTCCTGCTGCTTTACCTCGCGCAACCTCCGCATTTGTAGCTGCCGAGAAAGCTCCCTTTGCAAGAGCTTCTTGGCGTATACGACCGAGTTCTGTGATGTGCCGTTCAAAGCTAACCTCGTATTTTTTCTGTATTTCTGTTCTGAGTTCGCCAATGTATTTGACAACGAGTGGAAACTTGTTTGGATTGCGCAGCTCAGACGCGCGCACATGGCACGAACCTTCGGCATAGCCTGCTTCTTTAGCACATTCAGTAGGTGTCTTACGTCCCTCATTGTATACCAATAGCTCCGCAAATTTCTTTTGCTGTTCAGTTAATAGTTTGGGTAATCCCATGGTGTAAATATAAGTAAATTTACTTGTGATTACAAGTATTATTCGATGATCTCTTTAATTTTTAATCGGCCCATGTCTTCGTATACAACAGCTTCTACTTCTTTGCAGCTCATGTATATGCCTTCTTGGTCTTCTCCAATATTACGAGAGATAATACGCTTCTGCTTAAGGCAATCACTGAGGCCATCCGTAGGCACCATCTCTACAGTAGAACCATTTTGTATCATGAGTATTGCAAAAACAATTTTAATGGTTTCCATTCTTTCTCTCTTCTAGATCTATAATACGATCTTCATGAAATTGTATAACCATATCGTTTTTTAATATCATTGGAATCTCTGACTCCATTTGTTCCTTGAGCTTGTCCACATTCTCGCCGAGGTACTCGACCAACATGTAGAGCTCTTGGACCTGTGGACTGACCATGCCGCCTTTGGGCACTGAATCAATAAAAGTATTAGCGGATTCTAAATCTTTTTCCATTAACTGTAGTGTAGTCTCAATGTTATTAAGCCTTTCTTGAATTGAGAAAAAGCTCATTGTGCCGATCGCCACGGCTCCGAGTATTGCTAAAAGGTTACGCGCCGGTAACGAAATTTGTGTCGAGTCTGATAGCTTGACCATGTTACAATCCTTTTAATAAAGGGTTGTTATTTTCTAGTTTAACTTCATCTATCTTTGCAGCTAAATATTCTAGTGTTGCTTTATTGATATTGATTTCAACGTTTGCTTTTTGTATTTGTTCTTGTAGAAACTTAAGTTGAACTGTTACATCATTGTCAAGTTCTTTTATTTCTTTTCTAATCTCAGATAAATCTACTTTTTGATTGACTACATATTTCTTTTTTTCTAACGCATCAATTCTTTGATTAAATGTACCCCAAGTATAAAACCCTCCACCAATAGCAGAGACTAATGCAATTAACATTCCGATTGTTTGTAGTTTAGATATTGTTCCTTGCACTTAAGGCCTCCTTTAATTTTCTATATGCTGTGTCTGTTTTGTTCCTGCTTTTTTGTAATCGAACATTGTACACAAAAATAGGATCTTGCATCATCATAGCTAGTTTTTTTTCTTTGTTATTATAAATAGTTTTATCATAACCTTCTAGTTTAATTTGTTTAAAAAACATAAGGTCTCCCGTAGGTAATTGTTCGTCAGTAAATAAAGTATTGTTGACAGATGCATAAACTTCTAAATTTGGTTCTTCTCCTAGTAGTCCTTGTTTTGTAGGTTTTATGATATTGACCGTTGTTTTAATTGCATTAAGATCAACATCTAAATCTATTTTTTCTTTTATCTCTGGTTGCTCCTCTTCTATTTCTGCCTCTACAATCTCAATCTCTTCTATCTCTTCTGGTTGTTCTTCTACCATTTCCATTGGTTGTTCTTCTGGTTCTGGTCTTTCTACTAAATTTGTCTCCATTGGCTCTTCAGGTCTTTCTTCAACTGCTGTCTCGACTGGTGGTTCTTCTTGTCGGGGACGATCTGGTTTCGGTGCTGGTTGGTTTGCAACAGGCTCTTCGCGTATGGGTTGCTCTTCGATTTCATCAGGAATCTCCATCGGTGGTTCTGGTTCTCTATATGTATTTACCATAATGTCTTGAGGTCTGTCTATTTCTTCCTTAGGTATATCGATAGGAGGCATGTTTATCATAGGTGGTTCTATAAACTCTATTGGATTAAATATTTCATTTATTGGAAAATCATCGGGGATTAATTCAGGTAAACCAGGTAACGGTGGTAGGTCCGGCAAAGTGTATTTTATACGTAGTGTTGGGTGTTCTACATCAGCACCATAATGAGTTGTTGGATAATTAGGGTTGTTGTAAACAGAATTAAAATCAAAACGAACAGTGACAGCGCCTTGTGTTGCTGTGTTTTCTCCTACAATAAGTGTGTCTGTATATTTTTTATAGTTGTGTAATGTATTGCATTCTGTTCCACAGTTGCCTGTAACAGTTCTGTGTTGATCTGTAANGTTGCCTTCCCCATCATCATAAGTTTGACTCATTTTTACAGTTTGNTTTGAATNAGACCAAAACCAAATGTCTGCTGCTAGTTCTGATTCAAAACCTCTGTTTAAAATATCTGGAGATAAACCTGTTTCAGATTGATTTATGGTGTACTCAGCATAACCATTTTCAATACCGGGCAAAGTATAGTTGTCGTGAATGCTGTCATTTAATATTGGAGTGTTACCATTCCATTTAGTAAAATCTTGTTCTAATAGGTTACCTGTAGTTATCGTTTCTGTAGCAAAACTACTGTTCTGGATAATACAGATCGCCGTTAATATCTGCAACGCCGTCTTCATCAATGACTCCTGCTTCTTCAAATAACTTTTCGTTTTCTTGTGCTATTTTTTTGTCTATTTTCTTAACAATTTTTAATGATTTTACATACTCATCGTAGTCTGGTCTAAGCTTGCCGTACTTCTCCCATTTAGCTTGAGCTTCAGCACCTATAGAACCTAAATAAGGGCAACTGGTTCCAGCGTGCTGCATTGCCATAAATATTCTTTTGTCTTGACATAACAAAGCCACCGATGCTACCCGCATATTCATGTCGTGTAATGCTTTTGCTAGTTTTAAACGTTCGCAATTTAAATCTCTTTTTGATGCTCCTGCTGATAAACCCAAACCAAAAGTTTGAACACCTCCAGTAATCGCAACAGAACAAACATCTTGACTAAAGTTAGACATTGCTGGTGCGCTTGCTGCTGCCACCGTGCGACTGTCACCTGTGTAAGCATTAGTAGTGTTTGTTGTATTTGTATTATTACTACTACCTGTAGCATAAGAATTTGTTGTTTCAGAGTTGTATCCACCAGTAATAGCAGTATTAGATCCTGTAGTGTTGCTCTGTGTGTTTGTAGTTGATCCACTAGAAGTTACGTCATTATCTCCGTAAGCTAGTGTGCTAATTAATAATAAAATAAATATTAGTTTTTTCATTGTTCCCCCAAGTTTGTATCAGCAACGCCATCTTCGGCGTGCTTGCCTAATTCTAGAATTAGGATCGTTTTTAGTTTTTTCTGATGATCGTTTTAACTGACCCGCTGATCGTGCGCAATATGATTTGCGTCTTTTTGCAGCTTTGCTACCGGGTTTAACTTTACCTGTAACCGCTGTTTTTAATTTACTTCCAGGGTTTGCACGTCTATAGGCTTTTACACCTTTAGCTGTCATACCTGCGCCTGATTTAGTTTTGCGATAGTTCGCACCCTTACCAGTTGTGGTTTTCGGTATGTTCCCCCTAGTCGTAGCCATTACTTTGTCTTTTTCTTAGACTTCTTTTTTCCAGGCCACTTATCCCCACGTTTGTAAGTACGTTTACTTTTTTTCTTTACAGTTTTCTTACCATTCAATTTGTCTAATAAATCATTTACGAGTTGTTTTATAAAACTGATCATGAGGTTTTTTTCTTTTTCTTTTTAACTGGTTTCTTTGCAGTTTTAGCAGATGCTTTTAAAGCTTTATCAGTAACAGTGCCTTTACCTGGTTTACTTTTACCAGCTTTTTTTGCTCTGTTCATATAATAATACAAACCTTTTTTAGCAGTTCTACCGTCTTTAGTTACGTGTGTATCTTTAGCCATTATTTAGCAGAGCCTCCACGTTTCATTCTTTTTTTCATCATGCCGCCGCCCATAGCTTTAGCACGTTTTTTCATCATGCCGCCGCCCATAGCT